CATAGCCCCAGCCGAAGTCCTCATGCATCGTGATCAGCAGCGTGTCCAGCATGTATTGTTTCATCGTCCGCTGCATCACGTCCAGCAGCGCTTGCGTCCTCCCGTCTCTCTGCTGCAAATATCCGGATCGCTTCATTTTTCATCCTTCCTGCACCATTGGGCAGCGTTACAAGGATCATCACAGGCCTTGCAGCACTTATTGCATTGCGGATGCGATGCTTTGCATGCCTCACAGTCATCCTTGCGCCCTCTCTGTCTTTCGCTGATCAGCAGCCAGCTGTCGCACTGGCACTCGACGATATCCTGCACCGAGATCCCAGCGTCGGTCGAAATAAACGGGTACTGGTCGCTTACGCCCCCGCAGCATCGCGCCGTTAGATAGGCGCTGCCGCCCAGCCCTGTCGGATAGCTCAGCACGACCAGCGCGCCCTCCTCCGGCCAGTGCTCCGCATCCAGCGGCAGCCATCCCGGCGAGCTCGCCGCCTTGGCCGGCGACGGATCATCTGGATGCAGCGTCCAAAGGAGAACCTCGTCCCAGTCGTCATAGCCGCTTTTCAGCCTACCGTCGATGTATTCGTCATCGTCAACAATTCCGCTTTCATCGATGAAAACAATATGTGCACCGTCTGGCGGTTCAACGTCTGATTCGTGCCATCTGAGCGCAAGCAACTCTTCGTTTCGCTCTTCTTTTGATTTGATCTTTTCGCGGGTTTCACTTGCCTGCACTGGCCCATCCTGCATGCTCATTGCCGCAAGCATGTCCCACACAGTCGCCCACGGGCGCAAAATGCACTTTCGGTCTTCACCGCGCAGTCTTAGGCCCTTAGCCTCCCCCTGCCAATCAAACTCTTTGCTGCCGCCTCCGGCCCACCGAAACGCTTTTTTAAGCGTCTCGATCCCTTCCTCTCGATTTTTACATCCTCGAAGCTCTCTTTCAAGACGTTCACGGATATGCCCGAGCAACTCGATATACTTTTCATCCTCTGCGGCCTGCTCGTCTTTCGCTCTGGTTTTAACGAACTCCTGCACGTTCTTGATCGCCCAAGGTTTCCCGTTGTCGATCATCCAGTCCAGCAGACGGTACTGCGTATTGTCGTCCATGCGGGCGATCTCAAGCGCTGCGGCCTCCGGCAATCTGCCCTCTTCCCACGCCCTGCGAATCCCTGGCACCTTGAGCCCGTTTTTGATCGCGCTCAGGTTGGCGAGTTTTGTCTTATTGACCTGCATCGCCTCGGCCACGCGGTCGCGGATGCGCCCCGGAAGATCTTCGCCCGCTTCGCGGCGCTTGATGTAGATTTGCGTCAGCCGCTCGGCCTCCTGCGCCAGCACGGCCGGTGACTTAATCCTCTGGCGATTCGCCTCAATCACCGCGCACTCTTCCTGCTCGGTCGTCATGCTTGGCAACACCCGGCACAAAACGCGCTGGAACCGCTCGGCGACAGCGTCATCCTTGTAGGATGCCAGCAGCCGCACCGCATTCATCCGGCTGTGCCCGGAGATCAGCCGGTATTTGCCGTTTTCCGCGGGCACAACGGTCGGCGGCTCCAACATACCGTTTGCTTGAATGGATTCCATCAGCTCGGCGAGCTTTTCGTTGTCCGGTCTCGGGTAAAAGTTCAGCGGGTTGTCGAGGATGTCATTGACCGCGATCTCACGCGTCGTATCCGATTCGGGTACGCCCTCGACCGGCGTGAGGAACTCGCTCATGTCAAACTTGCCCTTAGCCATTGACCGCGCCTCCCTTGCTCAAATACTCCCGCGTAAAGTCGTGATACGCCTTTGTCGCGGCGTCCTTGGGCGCGTAGCCCATCAGCGTCTTGCTCGCGTTGAGGTTGGACATGCTGGCCGGCACGGACGCTCGCAGCGGGATCGCTGCCTCAAAAGCGGGGATGCCGCTCACGCGCAGCGCCTGCTCTGCGGCCTCCTGAATGCGCGTGCCGCGCCGCTTGGTGATCAGCGCGCCCGCGATGCGCAGCCGCGGATTGACCGTGCGCATGTTGGCGACCTGACTGCGGATCTCGCCCGCGCCGTGGAGCGAGAAGCCCTCCAGCTCGACGGGGATGATGATCTCATCCGCAGCGCCCAGCGCCGCCACCGTAGCCGCGTTGTAGGCGGTCGGGCAGTCGATGAGGATATAGTCCGCGCCCTCATCCTCGGCCACCGCAAGGCAAAAATCGCGGATGCCGTTTTTCGCCAGCCGCTCGCCGGTCAGGGCGGCAATATCCGCCTTTGGCAGCTCCGCGCTGGCCGGAACGATTTTCACGCCCTCGACAGGCGTGTCCTGCACCAGCTCATCCCAGCAGCAGCCGGTCTCGCCGGTCAGCACCTCGTAGGTCGTGCCGCCGTGGAGCGTGTCCGCGCGAAAAATGTCGCTCAGGTTGCACTGCCCATCTGCGTCCATCACGATGACGCTTTTGCCCGCGGCCGCGAGCTCGGCAGCGAAGTTGATCGTCGTGACCGTCTTGCCGACGCCGCCCTTGTAGTTCATAATCGCAATCGTTTTCATTTTGTCCTCCTGTTATTTCGATTTGCGCAGCCGCTTTGCCGTCTCGTACTGGTAGCTGCCCATATCCTCAAATTTCTTTTTCTCGTCTTTGATCTTCGCGTTTGTCGCATCAAGGTTCGCTTTCCACGCGAGATAGTCAGGGCATTTGTCCTGACACGCCGGATGACGGCGCTCGCACATGTAGCACTTGCTGTTGACTTTCTTTCTCATGCGCCGCCCTCAAAATTTGAAGCACTCGCGCATCGTGTACCCGAAGACCTGCGCCTCCACCAGAAAGAAATGGTGCAGCTCGTTGATCCACACGATCCTGCCGCGCACCTTCTTCCGCTCTCTCGTGCTCTTGGGGTTCTCTTTGCCGTCCAGATTGCAGTACGCGCAGGGCGTCCAGGCGATTGGCTGTCCAATATACGGCATGATGTTTCTCCTTTCTCTACCGGCGCTTTGCGCCGCTCATGCGCTCATTGCGAGCATTCCGCTCGACGAGTTTCTTGTCTTCCTCGACCTCGCGTGCCGATGTCATCGTCATCGGCGTAAAGGTCTGCTTGTCGCCATCGAACCACAGCAGCGTCCGCAGCAGCAGGCCCTCTTTGTTCTTCACGATCCGCAGAAATCGGGACGTTGTTGGGTTATAGTCCCCGCCCTCGACGGGGCGGTAGATCATGAAGATCATGTCCGCGTCCTGCTCCAGCTGGCCGGACTCCTTGAGGTCGCTCATACGCGGCTCATTCTGCTGCGGCTTGCCCTTTTTGGGCGTCACGGCGCGATCCTCGCGCGTCAGCTGCGCCAGCTCGATCACGAGCTTTTTGCGGCTCTGGGCGAAGGCGTGCAGCTCGCGGGAGATCTCCGCTACCTGCTCGCTGCGCATGATGCGCGTCGAGCTTGGCCGGATCAGCTGCACGTAGTCGATGACGACCACGTCGAAGTCGTAGGCCTCGGCAGCGCTCGTGATGTCGCTCACGCTCCATCCCGCGGCCTCGATCAGCGTAAACTTGAGCGCGGAGGCTGCGGCGCTCTTGGCCGCGAATCGCTCCCAGTCCTTGTCCGTCAGCTCGCGCCGCTTGATGGCCGTAAAGCTGATATCGTTGAGCGCGGCGACCACACGGTCCGTCACCTTGCGCCGGTCGGTCTCGAGTGAAAAGAAGCCCACACGCCACTCCCGCGCCATCCGCAGCGCCATCTGGAGGGCCAGCGCCGTCTTGCCGTCGCTCGGGTACCCGCCGATGATGACCACATCGCCCGGCTGCGTGTATGTACCGGCGTCCACCTCGGCGAGACCATAGCGGACGTACCGCACCGGATCTTTGGCTGTCTGCCGCGCCGCGAAGTCCCGGATCATGTCCTCCATCGTGTAGGCCGTGATCTGCCGCCCGCCGCTCTGCTCCTGCTGGAGCTTCGCCGCCAGCTCGCGGCACTCCTGCGCCGTGCCGGCTGCGGCCACCTGCATCGCAATCTCCTGCATGCGCCGCATGCTGGCCTGCTCGGCCATGATGGCGGCATACTCGCGCCAGTTGGCGCTGGTCATCGTGAGTTGATAGAGCTGCGCGAGATAATCACTCGATTCTTGGCCTACCTTATCGCGGATCGTCACCGCCGTTACCGGCTTAGCCCGCAGGTACAGATCCCGCGCCGCGCGAAAGATCTTCCGGTTGATCTCGATGCCGAAGTCCTGCTCGCGGACAGCGAAGAGCACATCCTTGACGATCTCGGGGGCATAGATCAATGCTCCGATGACCGCAGTCTCAGCTTCCAGCCCGGGCTGCACCTTCGTCGTGTTTGCCATGCTCACACCCCCCAGCCGAGCGGCAGCGACGCGCTGCCCTCTGTCCTGACGGTCGGAATCTCATCCGGCTTGAGCTCGTAGACGGTGAGCCAGTTGCTCGTCGTAGCCTTATCCAGCAGCGCGAGCTTCATCTCGCGTCGCCCACCGGACAGCTCGTCCAGCTTGCGGAGGATACCGTTCATGGCGCGCTCGGTCTTCACGGTCTTCTGCCGGTTCAGCTTCGTCCGGTTTTCCAGCAGCCCCATAATCGCCTCGCGCAGCTCCTCGTCGCCGCCGCAGTATTCTGCAACTCGCTTTTCGACCTCCGCGGGGGCTATAGGGGTTTGTTTCTTTTCTTCTTTGATTAGTTTATTATTTATTTGGGTCGGAAAACCCGATGACGGTTTTTCCCGTTGTCGGGTTTCACCGTTGTCGGTGTTTCCCGACAACGGTGGCGCTTCATCCTGCAAAACGTAGACGTTTCCGGCAAAATGGCCGTTTTCGTCGTGCGTCTGCTCGCGGGTGAGATAACCAACTTCTTCGAGCTTGCCGAGCAGCCTGCGGATCGTGTCTTTGCTCACGCCCACATAGGCCGCGAGGCCCTTGACCGAGTATTGCCACCCCTCCGGCAATCCGACCATAATGGCAAGCAGCCCGCGCGCATCCAGCGGCAGGCGCTTGTCCTCAATGGCGGATTTGTAAAGCACGGTGAAGCTCTGCTTGCGTCCGGATTTGATGATCCCTTCGCTCATGTCTGCACCCCCGTTTTGATGGGATTGAGCGTCACGCTCTCGCAGCAGGCGATCAGACGATCGCATAAGCCGACATAGTCCACCGCGCTCTGCTGGGCCTCGATATCCAGCGGCGGGGGAGAGGCTGTGCCGTCACAGATATGTTCTTTTTGATTTTCTCTTGCCATAAGCATTTCCTCCACCGATGTACTCAACAAAGTTGAAGAGCTTTGTCACCGTAACACTCACGCCGACGACCATGAAGAAAAGGGTCATGCCGCTCATCGTGCATACACCCCCTTTGTCAAAACGGGGCTTGCATTTCTGCGCGAGTGTGCTATACTGTTTATGCAATCGTTTTCAGGCTTGTCCGCCTGAGACACCGAACGCTTCGACGTGCCACCGTCGGGGCGTTCTTTTTTTGCGCCGTCAGCGTAGATCACTTGATAGGCCGCGGCGATGGTCTCGCGCAGATCAGCGACGATGGCGTCAAACTCGGGGCGCTCGCGCTCGTCGATGATGCCGTCCTCGGCGATCTCGAGCAGCGTGTAGATCTGGTCGGATGCCCGCCGGAAGCGGTTGGCAAGGGTAATGCTGGCTGTCGGTAACGGCTGGATATGTACGTCGGGCAGCACGCCCAACCTGTCGGTCGCTTTTGCATGCTCCAGTTCGAGCCAGGGGAGGTTGTAGAGCTCGGCCATGCGGTGCACGGTGTCATCGGACGGCGTGCGGCGTCCGCTCTCATATTGTTTCATACTTTCTGCAGAAAGTCCAAGTAGCTCGGCTGCCTCTTCCTGCGAAAAATAGGTAGCCTTTCTTGCCCTTTGGTATAAATTCGGGTACTCGGGATACATGGATTTACAGCTCCTTTCGTGATATGCTTTTAGTAGCGGATGGCTTCGCGCAGCTCATCGATGGGGATGTTCAGCGCGCGGCCGATGCTGCGCAGCTCGCGCAGAGTGAGATCCTCCGGCTTGTTTTTGCGGGCATAGATCCTGGAGCGGGAGATCTTAGCTTTCGCCCCGAGCTCTTCAGTCGTCAGGCCGGCTGCCGCGGCAGTGCCCCAGATCAGAGCAACGATCTTCTCATTGGCGATATTTCGACCCAAGTTTGTTCTCGGCATGATGCTATCCTCCTAACTCAGTGTTTCGGGCAGCCTGCTCGGAGTTTCGACGGTGAAGAGTGCGCTGACATCGACGCCGAGCAGCATTGCGAGCTGCGGCAGCTTGTCAGTGGTAGGCAGGGTGAAGCCAAGTTCCCATCTGCTGACGGCGACAGGGGAAATGTTCATCGCCTTGGCAAGATCGGTCTGGCTCATGCCTTTCTTTTGGCGGAGTTCTTTGATACGGAGTTTGACCAATTTGTATTCCTTCCTTTCTCTCTTGATTTTTGCGGTTTGCCATGGTATTTTTGAAATGTGTGTTTATACCGTGGGCAAAAAATGTGGATGGAGCGCAAGAGAATCGGACTCTTATCACACGACGGACGGGTTGTCTCAGAAACAGCCCTCGTGTGCTGAGACGCCACAGAAACCACCGCATACGATGTGAGAGCTGATATTAAGTTGTGATGTCGTGTGAGCACCAGCCGCTCCGTATGGATGAGGTGAAGGGGGCGAGGACGAGTCGAACGTCCTTCAGGCGGGCATCAGAGTAACGGAGGTTCATCCGCGGTTCCGACTGAACCATCACCCGCCGCGCGCCGGCCGCCCCAAATATAGCGAAGATGAGGTGAAGCAAATGCAAGATGTTATAGCTTTCGATCAAAACGAAACTTGCAAAATGCAATTTGAAATACCGGAAATTGACGAGTGCCCAATATGTCATCATGCTTTGCAACCAACAATTTTGAATTCCAGATATGTAATGGACGATCCAAATAGGGAGTCTCTGCTATGCCATTTATACACCACTTTTTTCTGCCCCAAATGTCGTGGCGTCTTTATGGGAAAGTTTTCAGAATCACTTGATTTGCGTTTTGGACCCAATTCGGTCTATTTGGGAGCGTACTCTCTTTCCCCTACAGTGCCTGACTATGATCGTTTCAGCGATAAGATCATAAATCTATCTGCTACGTTTGTTCAAACATACGAGCAGGCTCAGTGTGCTGAAGCCAATGGGTTGAATCAGATCTGCGGCATCGGGTATCGCAAGGCGCTGGAATATTTGGTAAAGGATTATTTATGTCATAAAGCACCCGCAGATGAGGATGCAATAAAAACAGAGGCACTTGGCAGAAGCCTTCAGCGAATCGAAGATTCACGAATCCAAGCGCTCGCGCAGCGTGCGACCTGGATTGGCAACGATGAAACGCATTATGTCAAAAAGCATGAGGATTTGGACGTCGCGACCATGAAAGTATTCATCAATGCCATGGTTCACTTTATCGATTCGGACTTGGCATTGGAGCAAGCACTTGGCATTGAACGGGCGTGAGCCGGATCTCGCTCAGCAAGCTTTTTGCCATCCAGTGACCAATAGGAAGTTGCCACGCGTACCGGATCATTGTTTGCTCCAGATCCGCGGACTTCTCGAATCTCGATGACTCGAATGACCTTGGCGCTTTCGATCGGAGAAAATGTCATCATAACGTATTCAGCTTTCTTTGGATTCGACGACATACAGCTTGCCGCCATGCAGCTGGTAGATGCCGCCAATGTGCAAGTTCTGCAGCGTGAGATAAGTCTCGCAGCGCTTTGCACGCCAGCAGATCTCCGCCATATTGTCGAGCTTGATTCTGCGCACTTTATAGAGCACGTTCTCGCCTCATTTCTTGTGTTCACGAGAGGAACTGATATGCTTGAATGGATAAAGGTCGTTGCACCGTATATCGTGGCGATCATCGGCCTGCTCGGCGGTATTTGGGTTGCTGCCCGAAACAACAAAAACCAGTTGACGGCCGCTTATTTCGACCGCATGACTGCGGCCTACGAGCAGCACTGGAAGGCGTTTTCGGAGTTTGTCTACGAGCCGAACGATACGCATCGGAATGCTTATATCGTTGCCCTCTACAACGCGAGGCTTTACGCTTCCGATGATGTAGACTGCGGCATACAGATACTTTTCGAGAAAGCGGTCGAATATACCTCTTCCGGGCGGCGCGATATACGTGAACTTGATGTGTATGCCGGGGAGTTGGAAAAACTGCTGCAGGAAGATGTTGTGAAGTATCGGAGTCGGAAGCGGCGTTCTCGATGTACTCGATGACCCATCGCCCAAGTTCCAGAATGGGTATTGCCAGCCGAGGCTTGGGTTCTTGATCGTCCTCTGTGTGTTCTCTGTAGAGACACCAGACCAGAGGCGCGATGATGATCACCCAGATCAGCAACGCGATAGGTCTCATATCGCGCTCCTTTCGTACATCTGTGTTTTAACTGTAGCTTTATAATAAATCCGTAATTACCAATCGTCAAGGTAAAAATGCGTAAAAATAAACTTTTATACGTAATCACCAATTACATATAAAGGAGAGTGATCCTGTGGACAGGGAACTTCTTGTGCAAAATATCGAACGGTACTGCTCTAAGAAAGGCGTTAAGCCGACAAATGCCTGCCGCGATAGCGGCGTTGGTGCGAGCTTTTTGACAGACATCAAAAGAGGGCAGACCCCATCCGTCGCTAAGGTGCAGCTGCTTGCGCAGTACCTTGGCTGCACCGTGTCCGACCTGCTCGGCGAGCGGGCGGTGTCCGAATCGGGCACCGTGAGCACCGACGATGCGAAACTGCTGCGTGCCTATCATCAGGCACCCGCGCCGATCCGCGAGATCGTGGACACAGCGCTCCGGCCTTACGAAGCATAGGCACTATGGAAACAAAAGATGAGCTTGAGCAGGTCGTTCTGCTCGATGCAGAGTACAAGCTTCTCTCCAGAATGAAGAGGAAGCAGCTACATCTCAACGAGAAAACGGACGGAATGCATGCCCTGTTTGCATGGGGCTTTGTTGCACCTGACCCAGATGAGAGCGATGCACTCAACCGTCCCCGATACAAGGAGACCTGTCACATCACCGAGCGGGGCGAAAGATACCTCGCGTATCGGAAAATGCAACTGCGTGAATCTGCAATGAAGCGATTGCTCGACTTTGCGCTCGGCTTTGCTTCGGGCATCTTGATCAAAGAAGTCCCAGCTTTGCTTGAACGATTTCTGCAATGATCATCCCGAGCACGAGCCCTAAGAAGTAGAAGCCGTGACCACGATCGTCTTTCATCGTCTCGCTCCTTTCGTACAGTCGTTGTCTAAACTGTAGCTTTATAATAAATCTTTAATCAAATATTGTCAATCGCAAAAGTGTTAATTAAATATTTTTGTGAACAAGAGCCAAATTCTATAATAAGGTGTTGTTTCTAATGGACAGAGAGCTTTTTGTGCAAAATATTGAAAGATGGTGTGCTGTGAAGGGTGTAGCGCCAACGGTGGCTTGCCGTGAAAGCGGTGCAGGCAATAGCTTTCTGACCAATGTAAAAAGAGGGCAAACTCCATCTGTGGCAAACGTGCAGCTGCTTGCACAGTATCTCGGCTGCACCGTGTCCGATCTGCTCGGCGAGACGCCGGGCGCGCTGCCGGCCGTGCCGGAAGGCCCGACCGAGCAGTTTCTAAAGTTGTTCTCAAGCCTCGACGACAAAGCGCAGAACGAGATCGTCGCCGAGATGCTCAAGAGAAAAAAATAAAAGCGGATTCGGTAGACCATCGTCTCACCCCTTTCGTACAGTCGTTGTCTAAACTGTAGCTTTACTATAAATCTGCAATATCGAATTGTCAATACGAACGATGCGCAATTTCGCATAATTTACGAAATTGCCAATTCTGAATAGAGGAGGCACCTACTTGGATAAGGATATTTTTGTGCAAAATGTTGAAATACTTTGCTTGAGAAAGGGTATTAAGCCAACCAACGCCTGCAAGGAGAGTGGCGTCGGTGGCAGCTTTCTCAGCGATATTAAACGAGGGCGAGACCCTTCAACCAAAAAGGTGCAGATGCTTGCGCAATACCTCGGCTGCACCGTGTCCGACCTGCTCGGCGAGACGCCGGGCGCGCTGCCGGCCGTACCAGAAGGCCCGACCGAGCAGTTTCTAAAGTTGTTCTTAAGCTTCGATGACAAAGCGCAGAATGAGATCGTCGCCGAGATGCTCAAGAGAAAAAAATAAAAAAAGGTGCCCGAATCGGACACCGAAGGAGAGAGATATGAAAGAGCTGGAAGCGTATAGAAATTTCACTAAGCCTGCAGAATTACAAAAGGCAATCAACACTCTTCGTGGAATTGTTTCCGGTATCAGCTCGGACAGAGATGTTTCCAACAGTGAAATAACTGAACTCGCACACTGGTGCGAACTTCATGCAGAGCTGCGGAACCGTCATCCCTTTTCTGAATTACTACCCGTTGTTGAGGGGGCTCTGTCTGATGGGGTTATAACGGAAGAAGAGAGCAAGGATATTCTGTGGCTTTGTAACAACTTTGTTGACCAGAGTTCTTTTTATGATGCTACGACTTCTTCAATTCAGTTTCTCCAAGGTCTAATACATGGTATTTTGGCTGATGGTGAGCTGAGCGACCTTGAAGTTCTTTCGCTGAAAAAGTGGATTGATGCCAATGACTTCCTGAACGGGACTTATCCGTTTGACGAAATTTACTCTATGCTGTATGACGTCCTTGAGGATGGAAGGATCTCGCAGGAAGAACGTGAGCAGCTCACAGCGTTTTTAAGCAATGTCATTGATTTCACTTCATCGTATAACCTATCGGAAAATGATTTTTCTGAGCTTCGAAAAAAATATAGTGTTTCAGGTATTTGCGCTACTTATCCGAATATAACGTTTCAGGATAAATTCTTTTGCTTCACAGGAGAATCTCGTCGTGCCAAGCGTGAAGAGATAGCGGCTTTGGTTGCAAGAGTCGGCGGAGCAATGCGTGCGTCAGTCAGCACAAAAACCGACTATTTAGTTGTTGGTAACGCAGGGAATCCTTGCTGGGCCTATGCTTGCTATGGCAGAAAAATCGAGGACGCAATGGCACTTAGAAAAGAAGGTGCTCATGTGGTGATCGTCAACGAGATTGACTTCTGGGATGCTCTCGATGATGCAATAGCGAGCATTGAAAACTAAAACGGTGCCCGAATCGGACACCGAAGATCGTGCGCACGCAAAACATGCGTTCTCCGTTTGACGTGCGTATACGGCCAGAGGTATAATTTATACAGAGGGCGGGAGTGCGGCAAAGCTCCCCCCGCGGGAAAGGAGAGCGCAAAATGGATAAGGTGATCTGCCTCGGTATGACAGGTCATCCCGAGCCACGACAATAAAAAAGCCGCCCCTGAAGGAGCGGCAGATGTTCAACAGACTTGACAATTCAAAAACAGGCGGTTATACTCAAAGTAGAAAAAGGCGCTGCGACAAGCGGTTAGCCTCAGGAATTAGTCAAAGATTTTGACCGCTTACCTTGGCCGGGGGCGGTCATTTTCTTTTGCACATCTGGAAAACCAGAGTTGCAACGCCTATCAATACCAGCGTGTAAGCAAAAAGCTCACCGTAAGTAACCATAGACATCACCTCCCTTCCGGGAAGTGCTAACCGCCTGCCGTTCGTGCAGCGCCAAAAACAGAATAGCAGAGTCTCGTCGAAAAAGCAAGAATATTGTTGCAGGGGCGATAAATGCAGAGCGGCCATCGCCCGGAAGGACGACGGCCGCTCTTTGAGTTCTGCGCGCGAACTCCTGAGAGGGCAATGCGACGAGGACTATTGATCGTTGCGCTTGGAATCGGCTGCAAGCCGAGCTGCGAGGTCAAGGATCTCTTGCTGGGCGTCTGCGGACAAGGACTCAAACAATGCAATGATATAAGCCGGATCGTACATGACTATCTCTCTCTCGGACGCCGCCCGTGTAGATTTGGCGCCAAGAGAGATTATACAGAATTTTGCAGTCAAAAGCTATGACAATATAGAGAGGTGAAGAGATGCTTTGCAAGGCCTGTAAACGAGAGATCTCAGAGAATTCGATTTACTGTAATTGGTGCGGCGAGAAGCAGATCCGTGAGCGGAAGAAAAAGGGCGAGATCAAGGTGCCCAATCCGCGGCAGCTCAAGTCTGGGAACTGGAACATAGAGCTTGCTGCGGAAGGGCAGAGCGTCACAGAGCCTACACGTGATCTGTGCATTGCCAGAGCTCGCGCAATTCGTGCTGGCTTCCTCGAGACAAAGATGAAAGAGAAGCGCCCGCCAATAACACTGGGAGAGGCAATCGACCAGTACGTTGATCGGCGGAAAAATGTCTGGTCTCCGACTACGATCAGAACATCCATGAACATCCGAAAAAATCGTCTTAAAGCTGTGATGGACAAGGGGCTCGATCAGGATTGGCAGGCCGTTATGGATGACGAATCGTCGCGCCTCGCGCCTAAGACGATACACAACGAGTGGACATTTATCGAGTCAGTCTTGAGGGAGCAAGGATGCACAATCCCCAATATCCGCTTGCCGCAGCTCAAGAAGACGGAACGCAAGTGGTTAGATCCGGATGAGATCAAACTGTTCTGCAAGGCGCTGATTGGCGAAAAAGTCGAAATGGAGGCATTACTTGCGTTGCTCGGGATGCGGCGCAGTGAAGTACTCGGCCTGAGATGGGAAGATATAGATCTCGAACATAACTGTATCTATGTCCGGCGGGTCAAAGTGCCGAATGAAAATAATGAGTATGTTGTGCGGTCAAAAACAAAAACGGTTGAATCGACGCGGGTAGTGCCTATTTTGATCCCCAGACTTGCTGAGCTGCTGCAAGATGGCGGCGATGGCTTTATCTCGTCACAGCCGCCGAACGGGCTGTGGAGTCGCATCAATGAGATATGCCAGAAAGCTGGGGTTCCGGAAGTCGGCGTCCATGGATTACGGCATAGTTTTGCATCGCTGGCGTATTACCTGGACTACAAGGAAGAGGAGTGCATGCGCATTGGCGGCTGGTCAGATCCCAAGATCTTGCACGAGATATACACGCACCTATCGGCAAAGAATCTCAATATGAAAAAGGACAAGATGTACGAGTTCTATAAGAACTTGGAGGAAGGGGAGGAGGCAGCTCCGGCAGAGGCATAAAGGCCAAAAATCTGAACAAAAATTTGAACGGACAAAATAGATGCTGATATACCAGTGGTTATATCAATTTTTGTGAATGTTCGAATCCTTCTCCCGCTGCCAA